TGTTACCGAATATCAGCAGCAAATGAACGATATGTCAACTCCTTTTATTGCTAGGCCAGGCGGTGTTAACTACTTTATAGTTGAAAATGATATTCATAGATATGAAGCGTTTATAAAAGAAAGCTATTCTCAAAGTAATAATGTTCGTTCATACACAAACGAAGAAAGAAAGTTTGAAACAAAAATAAACGTTGAAGTTTTAGGGTATATTCTTGGAGAGGGCGACAATGATAACCAGCCATTCTTATCAATCAGAGAAAATGCCGTAGACATAAAAATCCCCAGAGAGAGAATAATCACAAGAGACGAGATAGAAGAGGCAAATAGAGATAATGCTTTTTTTGCTGGTCTATCTGGAATATTAGAAGACGAATAACTATTTATA